CTTTGTAAAATACTTATCTGGATTATCATTAATTTGTTTACCAAATACTTTAGAACCATCTGGCGTTTCAAATCTAGTTGATACTTTCTTAAAGATACCTGCCTCTTCTCCTAGTTCTAATAGTCCATAATGCTTATCCAAACCGTGTTTATAAGTTAACTTAACATCCACTTTAGCATTTTCTTTAGTAATTCTTGATTTATATATTTTACAATGAATAATATTTCCGATAACCTCGGTGCCTAATTTCTCTTTTCGTTTACTTAAATAGATAATTGATGAAGCAGCGTATTTCAATCCTGAACCGCCACCCATTTCTTTTTGTGGGAACATAGAACCAATCACATCATAAGTATGGTTGGTCATTAACAAAGGAATATTTGCTTGTCCTAGTTTAAGTGTTAAAACTCTAAATGTAGATTTGACAATTTGTGCCCTTGTCATATCTCTTGTTTCTTTACCTTCTGCTGTGTCTTGCATTTCTTTTGTAGTAGATAACATTCCTAAACTATCTAACACAAACATTAAAGGTTGTCTATCTTTTTCTTCTTGTTCTAAATATTTGTCAAGTATTTTTAGTACTTGACTTCTAAATTCTTGTACAGTTGATACTGGTACTACTACAACTCTTTTACTATCAACACCTCTTGCCTCTATCATATCTTTTGATACTGCATTTTCTGATTCAAACAGAACAACACCTGCGTCTTTGTCTTTATCTAAAAAATGTTTGATTATTCCTAATGCGAAAAATGTTTTACCTGTAGCAGCTTCTCCTGCGATTGCAGTAATACGATTGCCTGGTAATCCACCATAAATTGAACCTGAAAGAAGAGCATTAAAAGAATAAGAACCTGTATCTATAAATGAAGTAACATCACCTGCTGTGATACCTTCACTTGCTAAACTAGCATATTCATTTCCTGTTTCTTTAATAATTTCTTTTAGAAAGTCTTTCATACTCACTCATCTCCTGTTCCGTATATGATAATACATAAAATTTTATATCATTAATATAACATAATTCCTTCACCAAGTCAAGTTCCTTTGGTAAAAAATTATGACTAATATAATCATCTGATTGTCTATATACTGTTATTCTCACGTTTCTCTATCATTAATACCCAAACATACTATAATTAAATAACATACTCCAACATCCAAGTAATAAAAAAGAATATTGCTAGTATAGTTAGACTACCTATTATAACTTTAGTTATCAAATCCCCCATACATATATTTATCCTATAAAGTCTTCTAGTGTTCCCAATCTACTAGTCTTAAACAAGTCAATTTTCTCTCCAAAGCACCAAATATTTTCAATAAAAGTCATTGCCATAAAAGTATTTAACTCTTCTTTAGTTTTAAATTTTTTAGTACCTTGAGGACGTTGCATAATTCTCATACCAACTTGACCTAAAAACTTATCTTTAAATTTTTCAACTAGTTCATCACTTGACCTGTATCTTACTGTCTTAATTTTTGGATCCATTATATTAACAAACATATATTTTGATTTACTTAAAGTCTTTTCTGCAACTGGAAGATAAAAATTATCTCTCCATTGCTCATACTCATTAAACTTAAACCAAGATTGGTTCTCTTCTTTCTCACCACCTTTATTATATTGTTCAGTACTAAAGTAAGGTGGACTAGTAAATGCACAATCTATATCTGGTAATTCATTATAAGGTAAATCTTCTGCACCACAATTCCATATCTTAACAGTTTTATTAGGAAAGAATTTACTATATTCTTCTATCTGTTTCTGATATATTTTATATGTATATGGATTAGGATCACAACCATAATAATGTGTTGCCTTACTAGCAAAAAACCCAGCAAGTCTATCTCCCCAACCACAACTCGTATCTAATACTGTTTCTGCATTGGTCATATCATATATTGCTTTTGCAACAACTGGTTTAAATTGTGTTGCAATATATGTACCTAATCTTGTTACTTCTCTATAACTATTTGGTGATAAATCTTTGGAACTATTTACACCTCTCCATAATGCACCTAAACACTTCCATATATCTCTTGCATTACCATTTTTCCAAACTTCTATCGGTGCTCTAAATCCATAACTTGAACAGTTTAATCTTAACTCTTGATGAAAATAATTACTGCATTTATTATATATTGCAGGAGCGTCAATTAATCCTAAACCATATTTTGAATATGGATACTTATAGTCATCATATTTTTCAAATATATCTTTATCACTTTGTTCTTTAGGTGTACAAATTCTTCTAGTATCAAATTTACTTAATTTTATTATATTGTCTTTCATATCTTCATATGAAATATGATTTAAAGGAAACTTTGGTCTGTAAGTAGCAATATATTCTGCTAGTACTTCTCTAAATCTTTCCTTACCTAATTTTTCAGTCCATCTATCAAACTGAATTGTATCCATAATAGGTAAACCATCTTCGTTAGCAAACTCTTTTAAATCTGTTGTATATAAATCCATTATACTTCATTCCCCCAAACATCCCAACCATCGGTTTTCTGTCTAGCAAATAATTCTATTCTAGGTAAATCACCACATAGATTAACTATATCATTTCTAATTCTATCTGGTTTTCTACTATGCTCTCTACGTTCACTCACTACTAATCTATCTACGTTACCACTTATTCTTTTTGGGTGTCCTCTAGTTGCTAAAATACATATCTCTGGATTTGCTCTAGTCCAATAACCTGGACCTTTAAAATAATAATTTTTAATTCTATTTTTGTTTGTCTTCACCCAATGAAAAGCTACGGTCTTATACTGGAAACCCCAACTCTCAACTATAGGTATTTGTTTATGTAATAATGGATCTGTACACCACATAAACAATGCACAATCTTTTTTTGCAATATCTCCAATTGGCAATTCTTCAATATCTTTCATTGTCATTGTCGTATAATGATTCTCTGGATTCGTTTGGGCATTTTCATTATTCCAGTTCTGGAAATGCCAAGGTGGATCTGCATAAATTATATTATATGTCTTATCAATTTCCATACGCCGTCAATATAAATTTTATTATTATTAATAAGAAACAAAATTGTACAAAGGTTATATTAGTCATAGCAAAAAGACCTCCAAGCATTACAGCAAAGAACATTATAAAGTTCATCATCCGAAAAATGCCTCCAGATTTGCTCTCTTTTCGTGTTCCCAACCTATTGAGTTTAATATAAATCTCATAGGGTCTAGGAAAGTTTTCTCAAATTGTATTTCATAATCAATATATTTCTGTAGATTAAACTCTTTTGGTAATTGTGTTACATAACTAATCACATCAAACTTAAATGGATTTGCCTCTAACAATTTAATAAATTTAATCTTATCTCCTTCTTGTATATAAGGATACTTATTTTGTAATTGAAATTCTTTTACTTGGTGATTATAAATCAACGCACCTTTAACGTGTATTGGTGTACCTTTAATAAACACATCTTTACTACTGCCATATTTTCTCAAATTATTACAAGACCTTGGAAATGATATCTGCTCAGCAGACATATTCATAAATTCTTTTTTGAAATCTGCAATGAAAGTATGTAAATCTGATTCTTGTTTTGACATTATAATTTTAATTGCCTCTTTAATTTTACCACGACACACTTGTGGAGTTGAAGATTTAATTGCCTCTATACCCATAATTTTTAATTTAGGATTAGAAAGTCTAACACCTTCCTCATCTAAAACATTTAACATATATCTTTTCTTAGCAACCCATATACCTTTATTCGCAATCACTTCACGTGCCATAACCATTGCGTTCTTAAATGCGTTAGTATAATCTGATAACTCTTTAAATTGTTTTGCAATAAAAGGTTCTAATTTGTTATCACATACCTTAGCAAGAAAATCACATACTTCATCATCTGACTTGCCATTACATACTTGTTTTACTAATGGTTCTAAACATACGTAAATAGAATCTGTATCAGACGCTATAACATAATCTGTATTTTCAGTTTTTAATATCTTATTTAAATAATCATTTACTTTATTTTCAATAAATCTAATAATAAATTGTCCTGCTGTTGTAATACCACTTGCCTGTCTTACATCATAATATCTAAAATACTGATTACCAATTGCGCCATAACAACTATTCAATGCAATCTTTCTTGCCCATTGTATGTTATGACACCTTGCAATTTCTTTTGATAATTCTTTAGTTGGTTCTTTTTGATATAGTTTTTTCGCTTTCAACTCACGATTTTTATAAACAATACGGTCTTTGTATATCTTCTCTACCATTTCAGGTAAGAATCCTTGACTATCTCTTTTAAACATTGCACCATTTGGTACAATACAAGCGTCTTTATCTTTTAAAAACTCTAGGGGTGTCTTCTTACTCAACATTTTATTCACAGAAACACCAGATGAATCAACACCTAATATCTTTTCGGGAGAAATATTATATTGTACAATAATATGTGGATAAAGAGAGTTGATATCAAAAGACACCACCCAATTTTGCATACCAAGTTTAGGCTCTTTTACATAAGCGCCTTCATACTTTGTATCCTTGGAATGTTCTTCCCTAGGAGGTATACAAATATTTTTTTTCATCAAATGGTTTGCGATTAATGTATCCCAAACTCTAACCTGTGAAAAAATATCGTTATAATTTACTTTAGTTTCATATGCAAACGTTAAAGATAAATCAATTAAACCTAACTTATCTTCTAATGCGTCAACAATTTCTACGTCTTGTATATTATATTCTACAAATTTTTGAAAATCTTTTGTATAAAAATCTTTAAAAGTGCCATATGGATTTTCACGTTTACCTTCACCTAATTCAACTTCACCTATAAATCCTAATCTATAACTTTCTTGTCTTGCTGGTATAAACCATTTATACAAATCAAGATAATCTAACATAGCAATACCATATAAAGTATAATATGTATTAGGTCTACCTCGTATAATAATTTGTTCACTAGATATTAAATTCCAAGGTGACATACGATTTGCAACTTTAGAACCTACAAGTAATTTAATTCTATTCATTAAATAAGGTAAGTCAAAAAATTTAGTATTCCAACCTGTAATAACATCTGGATAATTCTTTAACCAGAATTTCATAAACTCCATTATTAAATGTTTTTCGTCTTTACATTCAATGTAAGTTACATCTGTACGGTCTGTTGTGAATTTACCAACACCCCAAGTTATAATCTGTTTATTGGATTGATTCTTAACACTAATACAAAGTAATTCTTCTATAGGATTATCTACTTCTGGAAAACCATTTTCACAACCACACTCTATATCTAATGTAAATATTTTAATTAAATCTTTTGACCATTTAACTTGTTTTGGAAATTCTTTATTGATATATTGATAATGATATCTTTCAAGTCCATAGATAGGTGAATTTTGAGTTGCGATATCTCTTCTAAATCTACGAGCAGCTTCAATAGATTGAAAAGTTATTGGTTTTAAATTTTGACCTTGTAAAGTTTTAAAATCTGTTTGTTCTTTTGTTAATGAATATAATGTTGGAGAAAAATTAATC